GCCTTCGTCGCTCGCGATTTCGGGACGTCTACAGGCCACGGCGTTGATGTGCCGGCCCACACCGTTATGCCGGACGGCCAAGGCAAGTCGCGCCTGATTACGGCTTACATGGCGCAGCATAATAATGATAGCCGCCGCGAAGGCGGCGTCAACCCCGGTCGCTCCATGGATGAGCCGGTCTCGACGGTCACGCAAACCGGCTCGCAGCAAAGCGTGGTGGCGCCATATCTGCAAGCCTATTACGGATCCGGCGATGGCGGTGAAGAAAACCAGCCCGTCAGGACCGTAACCACCAAAGACCGTCACGGCCATGTCGAGGCCGCGCTCGACGTGCCACCTTTCACGTCAGCAGAGGCCGAACGGGCGCGTGAAGTGGCTGCATTTCTCCGCGCCTACGGTTTCTGGGACGAGCGCGAGTTCGTCACCATCGAAGCGGGCGGCGTGGTCTATGTCATCGTCGACATCGGCATGCGCATGTTGGTGCCTCGCGAGCTTTATCTCGCGCAAGGTTTCCCGCCTGATTACGAAATCGAGCGCGGCGTCAATGGCGAGCTTTTCTCAAAATCGGTGCAGGTCTCATGTTGTGGCAACAGCGTTTCACCACCTGTTGCCGCCGCGCTCGTTGCCGCGAATTGCAGCCATCTGGCCCTTCGTATGGAGGCAGCGGAATGATGGATAAGCCTATCCTTTTCAGCGCGATGATGGTGCGCGCGATATTGCGAGAAATAGAGAACCCCGGCACTGGGAAAACGCAAACTCGGCGAGTGCTTAAGCCTCAACCGGTGGAACTCGACGACGCTACATGCCGAACCCATGGTCATCGTGGAAATACTGATTATCTCATGCGCAAAATTGCTCCGCGCTATTGGACCAGAATTCGCGCCGGCGATCGGTTATGGGTGCGCGAAGCTTGGCGTTGCGAGGCGCGTCTCGACACGAGAGCGCCGCGAGATATTTCCACCAACTACCCCGGCATCAAGTATATCGCCACCGATGACGCTGATAACTTCGGAATCGAAGGCAGATATCGGCAAGCAATGCATATGCCCCGGTGGGCTTCCCGCATCACACTCGAAGTGACCGGCGTCGGTGTCGAGCGGTTGCAGGATTGCAGCCGCGAGGATGCAATCGCCGAGGGCCTTGAGTGGGTCGCTCCGACTTTCGGCATCACGGGGGTAGCCGCCTCTTGGAACGGCGACCCCGTCGGAAGCTACGCCGCGTTGTGGGATCACATCAACGGCCCCGGCGCTTGGGAGGCTAACCCATGGGTTGCCGCCTATTCTTTCCGCCCAATACTCGGCAACATCGACGCTTGCAGAGGTGCAAAATGAGCGCCGCGCTGAAACTTTTTGTCGAGGATGCGCGCGCCATCACGATAGCGGATGCTGCGCAGCGCCTCAGCTTGAAATGCAACCCGCGTGGAAGCGAGCACCCGCAACCCTGCCCCGCCTGCGGCGGCAAGGACACATTCGCCTTCAACACCCAGAAGAACAAATGGAACTGCCGTCAAGGCGGTATCGGCGGGAATGATGCCATTGGAATGGCAGCGCATGTGCGTGGCCTCAATGTTCGTAGTCGCGAGGGTTTGCTGGAAGCCTGCTCGATCCTCCTTGACCAGCCCATTCCGGAAGGTGGTGAGCGCGAATCGGACGCCGACAGGACTGCACGCTTGCAGCGACTGGAGGAGCAGCGCCAGCGCAACGTCGAATTGCAGGAAGAACGGGCAAAAAGCCAGGCTGACTATCGTGAGATCGAGCGCAACAAGGCGCGGGGAATCTATGGCCGCGCTGTCACTCTTTACAGTGCTGGGGCGATGCATGGCCGGTTTTATCTGATGGCAAGGGGCGCATGTGTACCCGAATATGACTGGCTGCGTGTCGATACATCTGTAACCTATTGGCATGGTGACGCGAGCCTGCATGAAGGGCCTGCCATGATCGCACCGATCATCGGCCCTGACCTCAGCGTCGTCGGGTGCCACATCACTTGGATTGACCTCACCCGCCGCCCGAAATGCCGACCGGAAATCACTGACACTGCGACCGGTGAAGTGTTGCCAACCAAAAAGATGCGCGGCAGCAAAAAGGGCGGGCTTATCCCACTTGCCGGTCATCCAAGCATGGAACGTTGGGTGGGCGGCGAAGGCATAGAAAACACGCTGGCCGTTGCACGCGCAGAAAACCTGCGGGCTGATACGTTCTATTTCGCCGCCGGCGATCTCGGCAATCTTTCCGGCCCCGCCGACCCTGCATCGCGCTTCGCGCACCCGACCCTGAAGAAGGAAGATGCCAAGGGGCGTCTGCGCACCGTCATGGTGCAGGGTCCGGTTCCGCGCCCCGACCAAGGTCCGGATGACGCTTTCTGGGTTGGCGACCATGTAAGCGAGATCGTGCTTCTGGGCGATGGCGATTCCGAGCGCGTCATGACTTCCGCTGCCATGGCGCGAGCGCGTGCGCGTATCTTGAGACCAGATCGGAAGGTAGCAATTGCGTGGCCTCCGGCTGGCACTGATTTTTCTGAAATGATGGCAGGTGCCGCGTGACAAAGAATACCCAAGACATACCGGCCGCAGTGCGCGCAATCATGGCTGAAGCTTCGCGGCAGGCGGAAGCTGCTGAAATTGATCCCCGCAACCCCGCCACCGATGGTCTGCCTGATGCGCACTCCCCGGATGACGGTGAACCAACTGCTACCGCGCGTGGTGATCGGACCGTAGACCGCGAAGTGGTGAGGGCCTGCGCTGCGCTCGACCATTCCGACACGGACAACGCGGAACGCCTGCAGCGCCATTTTGGTGAGGATATGCTCGTGCTCGCCCAAAGTAAGGCCCGCAAGGCGACCTATGCGATTTGGGACGGCACCCATTGGGATATCGACACGGGCGACCCGCGCTCACTTGCCATTGCGCAGCAGTTGGGCGGGCGCATCGCCATGGAAACCGAGTTCTTGCAATACACCCCTGCGGAGGAAGAGGCGGTCAAGGCTGGGAAGAAAGCCCTGGCCAAACCGGAGGATGAGCGATCCCGACCGGAAAAGAAGCTGGCTGACGCGGCGCTGAATGCAAAAGCGAACCTCGCCAAGCGCAAAAAAAGGCGCTTGGATCATGCGGTCACGTCAAAAAACCGGGCGCGGCTGGAAGCGATGCTGACCTGTCTGGCGCCCCATGTGATGCGCTCGCCTGACGAATTCAACGCCGACCCGCTCAAGGTGGCGCTTCTGGACCATACGCTGATTTTCTCGCGTGAGGTCGAGCACGTGCGAAACCCGGCTTTTGACGATCCCGACGACAACCGCGAGGATATACCCGAAACCATCGAGCGCAAAACCGCCAGCGTCAAGGCGATCAAAGGCCACCGCCGTGGCGACCTCATAACCCAGATCATCCCCGTTGCTTATCAAAAGAACGCCAAATGCCCGAAATGGGATGCTTTTCTCAAACGCATGCTGCCGAGCGATGATGTGCGCCGCATGGTGCAGGTGGCGTCCGGTTTGGGTTTGGTGGGCCTGACCGTACAGAAATTGTTCTTCCATTACGGCTTCGGCGCCAATGGCAAGTCCGTCTACATGGAAACGCTCTGCCGCCTGCTTGGCGATGTTTCTGTTACGCTGCCGTCCGAATCCTTCATAGGTGAAAGCAATTCCGGCGGTGCCGCCTCGCCTGATATGGCGCGGCTTTATGGCCGACGCTTCCTTCGTGTCAAAGAATTGCCTGAAGGTGAGGATTTGCGCGAAAATCTGGTCAAGGATTTGACTGGCGGCGAAGATTTCACCGTCCGAGACCTGTTTCAGGGCTACTTCGATTTCAAGCCCATATTCACCGGGCACATGTCCGGCAACGGCTATCCACGCATCACCGGCACAGACAACGGCATCTGGCGGCGCATGGTCGTGGTGCATTGGCCTGTGACGCTGAAAAAGGAGGAACAGCGCGAATTTGAGGAGGTCGTTTCGGAATTCCAACCGGAATATCCGGGCATATTGAACTGGCTAATAGAAGGGGTGTTGATCTTCCTGCGTGAAGGGCTGGTCATACCCGCATCCGTCGAAGCAAAAACACAGGAATACCGCGACGAAATGGACCCCACGTCCGCTTTCTGCGCCCGTTGTATCGAAGCTGACGAACATGGCGAGGTGACCGCCAAGGACTTCTATCAGGCTTATGTTGACTTCACCGTCGATCAGGGCGGCAAGCCTATATCGCTGACGAGATTCGGGCTGATCATGAAAAAGAAGTACCGGCGCGAGGATGGGCGCGCGGTGAAGTACCATGGCTTGCGCCTGATCGAGGTCCCGAAACCCGCTCACACGTCCGGCTCTGATGATTACGAGGCGCACATGCGATGATGCTCGCTCTCCGTCCCCGCAACCCCGCCTTCGGCACGGCTTTCGTTCCTGAAAACCGGCAACTCTTTGATATGATTGAACTTATGCTGTGCAGTAGTTTGCACCAGTTTGCACCACTCTGCACCAGTTTAAACAACGGGATAAATGAAATGATTTCAACAACTTGCACCAGTTTGCACCAGTTTTCCTTGTGTATACATAAGGGAAAAAGGGGGATGGGGGAAAAAGCTTATTATATGCACAAGCCAAAACTGGTGCAAACTGGTGCAAATATTTGATTTTGTTATTCGATTTCCAGTTTTCTAAGTGGTGCAAACTGGTGCAAACTATCGCAAGTGGTGTAAAATATGAAAACCGTAACGATTGATGAACTTCTCGTCTGGGCTTTCGTCCACGAACTGCCAAAAGGTGGCGGCGTTGATGGTCTGGATAGCATTCACTCTGCATGGCGGCAACTGGAGGCTTCGTCTTGGGGAAAAGTTCTGGGCTATGCAGAACTCATGACGCTTGTAGACCGCGACCGTCCAGAACCCGGTATGTGGGTCGAACAGGGTGCGCCGCACGAGGATGCACTTGAGGTGGGTAAGGCGGTTGCCGATCTTGCCCGCTTTGATGTTTCCTTCCCGGACGGCTGGAACCCGGTTGCCGACTGGCAAGATTTCGACGGGTTGACGGCTGACGCGGTGGCACGGGCAACCGAACGCCTGATGCTGCGCCCGGCACGCTCGCGCAGCGCCGGCATCGCATCGCTTGTTATTTCCAGCGCGGTATTGGGTCGTGTGCCTGACCACACTGCGCCAGAACCGGAATGCGTCATAGTCGAACGTGGTGGTTACCCCGCGTGGTTTGTGCGGCGGCAATCGATTGACGCATTCGGTCGTGAATATTCCATCGAAACTGACGGCTTCAACTACCGTTCGCGCAGGCCGCACCGAGGCGCATACCATAAATTCGTCCTGTCTCCCGACCCCACGGCAGATATTCTCGGGAGAATTGACTACCAGATTTGGGTTGCTGCGCTGGCACAGCTAGAATCAGTCCTCATTAACCGCTTGATAGGCCGGAAGTTGTCCTTTTCCCATCGCTCGGCGACGCCGTGGATCGAAGATCGAGATATGGTCGGCGTCCAGCTTTTCCGGGCTCATGAGGGGCATCCGCAAGCAGAACCCGAAAATGTCTATTGACGTGCGACCATAACTTGACTTACACCTTGGATGCTAAAAAAGATTAGACAGTACCCCGGCGCACCCGCGACCGGGGTTTTTCGTTACATGAGGCGAAATTCGCGATGCTTGTCTCTCGGTGGGAAAACATCGAAGGGCTGCGCCGATATTCCGGCGGCATCAAGCGACTGCAAACGGAATTCCCGAATGTCCTGCCGCGTATTGTCAATCAGGTTGGTCGGCGTGCCCGCACCCGCGTGGTGCGCAACCTCACGAAACAAACAGGACTGGAACGGCAGGTCATCGTTCGGGCAGTCAAGAACATTGATACCGCAAAGCCGGGAAAACTGTTCTATTCCCTGCAATCGCGTGGCGGGTTCATCCGTCTGAAGTATTTCAGGGCAAGAGAAACCCGGCAGGGTGTAGCAGCGCAGCCATTTGGGAAGCGCCGCGTATTCCCCGGCACATTCATCATGGGCGGGCAGTTCCCCTACCGCCACGTGAAGCACTGGAATTTGGAAGGGCATGTTTACCGACGCATTGGCCGTGCTTCGCAACGACGCGTAACGCAGGTGAAGTCGGACGTTCGCATCCCTGATGAGATGGTGCGCGGCGAGACCCGCGATGCATTTGAACGCGAGGCAACGGTGACCATGCCCCCTCGGGTCGAGGCGGTCATTCGCAAACTCCTCGCCTGACCCCCACCCCCCATTTAGGGACCGTATTCGCCTCTAATCCACCGGACGGGCGGGCTCGACTGCCGGTTTTCGCCAGTAGGTCGTTTTGAAAGCGATACACAGATACACGTGCTTGCACGTGTGCATACACACAAAGCAAAACGGGACGCTATGTCGGACGGTGATTGGATTTCGATTTCGGAAGCCGCCGCGCGGCTGACCGCGATGGGCGATCTGGTCGAGCGCTCGACCTTGTCGCGATACCTGAAGCAACATTCCGAAGCGATTGAGCTTCGCGACGACGGAAAGGCGCGACTGGTCGAGTTCAATACTCTGGTCGCCCACCGAAACGAGAATATCCGTATCCGCGTGGCTCCTCTCACGACGCGGACCATTGCGGCGCAGGGAAACTTCAACCCTGCGCCGCGCTTTTCGGGAAGTCAGTCCGATGGCGCAGCGCGAAAGGCCCAGGCCGACGCCGAACTGCGCGAAATGGACTTGGCGGAACGCCGCAAGACACTGACCAAAGTATCGGAAGTGGATCGTGCGGGCCGCGATGCAGTCGCACTGATGCAGAGTGCGTTCGAACGCGCACTGGAAACGGAGGCCGCAAACGCCTCTGTGAAATACGGGTTCGACGAACGCGCCACGCGTATGGTCCTCAAGGCGTTTGTCCGCAAGGGACTGGAAGTTTTCAATCAGACAATTCTCGGACGGATCGATGCCATGCGCCAGCGGGATGAGGCCGACACGACCGACGAACCAAAAGAGGAAAGCGAGCAGATATGAACGCCCCGCAGCTGCGCGAGCAATTCATGGAATTGCCCCGTGGCGAACTGGTGTTGTTCCGGGGGCTGGAAGCTGCCAGCCGCCCTATTGAGAATCTGACCATTTCCGAGCACGCGGACCGCTATCGTAAGGTTTCGCCAGAATCCGGCTCACCTTGGCCGGGCGACTTCCGCACTGACCGTGTGCCTTATCTGCGCGAGCCGCAAGATTGCCTACATCCGGATCACCCGGCGCGCCGTTGCACTGCCCGTTGGGCCGCGCAGCTTGGCAAGTCGACCGCAATCGAGAACTGGTTTTGCTTTATCGTTGACCAAGCACCCGGCTCAATGATGATCGTGCTGCCGACACTGGAAGAAGCGACGAAGTTTAACCGCATCAAGCTTCATCCAACCATTGAGGCGACACCTCGCATCAAGCACAAGGTGCTTCCGGTCAACAGCCGCGATGAACAAGGCTCGACCACGGCATTTAAACGTTTCGCAGGCGGGTTCTGCCAGATCGTCAATGCAGGTTCGTCCAAGGGCCTGCAGATGGTATCGATCAAGTATCTCGCCATGGACGAGATCACCGGCTACCAGAGCGATGTTGACGGTCGCGGCAGTCCTCGCGATCAGGCTCGCGCCCGCCAGAAGATGCATGGCGACACTGCGAAAGAATGGCAGGGGTCGACGCCCGGAATAGCAGGCGCATGTGCGATCAGCGACGATTTCGAAGCTGGCGATCAGCGTTACTATTACCTGCCATGCCCGCACTGCCGCACCTATCAGGCACTGGAATTCGACAACATGTCGCCAGCAGACCCCGAAAGAGGTCTGCCGGTGCACTTCCGCTGCATTTCCTGCAACGAGGTCATCCTTGACGGTCACAAACATGAAATGCTGCCGCAAGGAAAATGGATTGCCCGCCGGGTTCGCGAAGGCGAGCCGCCTATTCCTCTTGCGATCCCGGAGGCCGATATTGAGCTATGGCGCTGCAATCCTTGCGAAGGTCGTTGCAGGGACTGGCAACCGTCGTGGCACCTGTGGGCAGCCTATGCGCCGCGCGAGCGTTGGGCCGATATCTGGTCCCGCTGGGCGGACGCACAAGGTAACGTCACCAAGCTGCGCACATTCTTCCAGCAGGATTTGGCGCTGCCCTATGACCCTGCCGGCGTCGCAGTCGAACATGAGAAGATCGTCGAGGCGGTGCGCAAGGAATTGCAGCCTTCACGGGTCATACCATCATGGGCTGGTCTCGTGGTTTCCGCTGCCGACGTGCAGGGCTATGGCATCAAGTGGATGGTCATAGCCATTGGACCGCGCGGCCAATACCAGATCATCGACCGGGAGATTTTCGAGGGAGCCCCTGACCAAAGCGACGAGCCGTGGATCAAATTGTCCGATGCTTTCGGGCGAGAATATCCGACCGCCGGCGGCGGTATGAAAGGCATCGACCTTTCCGGTGTCGACTCCGGCTTCGCGACCGACCGCGTTTATCGTTTTTGCGCACCACGCGCGAACGTTTATGCGCTCGATGGCCGCGCACCGCAGGGGCTCCCCTGGCTTGGAACACCAGTCAAGCGGGACATCAAGGACAAGCACCGGCGCATCATTGCAAAGGTTCTTCTCTATCCGGTTGGCCTGTTCGATGTGAAAACCGCTGTCGTCGCCTCCCTCGCCAATCTCGTGCTGGGGGCCGATGAGAGCGGGCAATGGCCGCGCAACACGCTGCATATCGCCAACGATATTTGCGACGAAGACTTCGCCAAGGAGTTGACCGCCGAAAGTCTCGTTGATCCGGATGAAGAGGCTCTGTCCAAGCCGTCACGTGGCAAGCGAAAGCTTATCCCGTCAAAGGCGGGCCGCATCTGGAAAAAGATCGCAGGGCGCAAAAACGACTGGTTTGATGCCACCGTTTACGCCTTCGCACTCGGCTGGCACCTTGAACGCAAACTACGCCTGACCGCCGAGCGGTGGGCCGACCTGCTGGTCAAGGTTCATGGCGTGCCAGCCGAGGATGATTTGTTCGGCCATGCCGAGCAATCTGTCTTCGACAAGCCTGAGAAACCGAAAAAGCCACGCGATACCGAAGCGCGGCGCAATGCATGGAAAAATCGATGAAGTTGCTCGACCGCATTAAAGGGGTAGGCCGTGCGCTGCGCTCCGGCACAGTGCTGTCGGGCGTTTCGACGCGACCAACCGCACGCATGTTGCGTGATTCCAAGAGCGGTGTTCTGGCCGCACAACAGGTTTCCATTGTCGACAACCGCGAGGAAATCCGCCGAAGCTGGCGGCGTGCTGCCGCCTATGCACTGGATTTCATCCAGAATTCGGGCAAACTTAAAGGGGCCTGCGATCAGGTTCTCGTCGATACTGTCGGCGTCGAGCTTGTCTTGCAGCCGCAGCCGGAACTCGCTGAACTCGGTTATTCGCCAGATGAAGTTGCCGCCCTTGTCGCGCAGATAAAGCGGGAATGGAAGCGCTATGCCTGGAACCCGCGCGAATGCGACATGCGGGGCAAGTTCACCCTGCCGCAGCTGGTCGATATCGGTCTGCGTTGGTACATGGCCTATGGCGAAATCACCGGGATTCTGGACTACATGCCGCGCGCCAAGCGTCGGGCGAAGGGGATCAGGACCGGACTGAAGGTCTGCATGACCCCGCCGAGCAAGCTGGTGCAGGACACCAACGAGTTCGAAAACCTGTTTCAGGGCATCTACCATGACGAGGACGGGCGGCCGATCGGCTATCTGTTCGAGGAAAAGGTCAACGGCGTTGTCCAGAAAGTTCGCTATCCAGCTTTTGACGCGGAAGGGCGACCGACCGTCCTGCATCTGTTCGACCCAACCGACGCAACAGACGTTCGCGGCATTTCCGTTCTTTCGTCGGCTATCCGAAAGCACGCCCAGAAAGAGGTTCTGGACGAAGCGACCCTGCAAACCGCCATACTGCAGTCCATCTTTGCAGCGGTACTGACAAGCGAGAATCCGTCGAAGGACGCATTCGAGGCTCTGGAAGCGCTGGAGGATGAAGAACTTCGGGACGAGTTCGTAGGCTTTTTGCAAGCCAAGATGGACAAGGCGCGGGAAAGCACGATTGGCATCAACGGCACGCCGACTGTCGCGCAGCTGGGGCCGGGAGAAGATCTGCAATTCCGGACATCTGCTACGCCGGGCAAGGAATATCTGCCTTTCGCAAGCAGCCTTGACCGCGAAACCGCCCGTGCCATCGGCGTTACGTACAGCAGCTACGCCATGGATCATTCCGATGCGACCTATTCGTCGGTTCGCATGGAAAACGCCACCATCTGGCCGATTGCTGTTCGCCGCCGTGAGCGTCTTGCAGCACCAATGTTGCAGGCTGTTTACGAAAGCTGGTTCGACGAGATGGTCGGCGAAGGCCGCATCAAGCTCAAGGTTTCCTACGAAGTTTTCGCCGCCAACCGCGAAAAGTTCACCTGGGCGCAGTGGCAGGGGCCGGCAGCACCGACCGCCGACGATTACAAGAGCGAGCGCGCAGTATCCGAACGCATCTCGAACGGCACATCGTCAATCGCCATCGAATGCGGTCAGAAGGGAATCGACCCGGACGAACTGTTTAACCAGCAGCAACGCGAACACAAACGTTACGTCGCCGCCGGTATGCGCTCTCCCTATGAGCGCCCGAACCAGCCCACTTTGCCGGTGGACGATCCGCCAGATGACAACCAAAAGAAGAAAGCTGCGGCATGAACACGATCCGCATCAGAAAAACGGAAATCGATCTTGATGACCCGTGTGCAGCGGCCAAGAAGCTTCGCGGTCTCCGCATCCAGATTGCCGCCGGCGGGCAGACCGAAGTTGTGCGCTTCGGTGATGATGAAGTGCGGTATGGCAAGACCAATATCGCGGCGCTCGATCAGGAAATCGAGCGCCTGACGGCAGAATGTCAGAACATCAGCGGCGGTCCTCGCCGGCGGTTCGCGAAGCGCATGCGCTTCTGCTGACCTAACAGGAGTTTCCACAATGCCCGTTCTTCAGAACGGCGAGCTCGTGCTCTACGGGTTCGTCGGCGATAACTATTGGGATGAAGGCTTTACGGCGCAGGATGTGCTTGCAGCACTCGCCGAGGTTGGCCGCGAAACGGATGTCACCGTTCGCATCAATTCGGCAGGCGGCTATGTCTATGACGGTGTGGCCATCTACAACGCCCTTGTCGGACACAAAGGCAAGGTCACTGTCGTGGTTGATGCCTTCGCCGGTTCGGCTGCATCCGTCATCGCCATGGCTGGCGAGGAACGCATCATGCGAACCGGCGCCATGATGATGATCCACGATCCGGCCTCGGTCACTTACGGCAATGCCGACGACCACGAAGCCGCAGTAGGTTTTCTCAACAAGCTCGGCGACCTCATGGCGGATATTTACGCCGAGCGTACCGGCGACGATCCGGACACCATCCGCGCCGATATGCGCAAGGAAATCTGGCTCACGGGCGAGGAAGCCGTCGCCCGAGGTTTTGCGACCGAAACCGAAAAGGTCAAGGCGGTCGCGTTCTCTGCCTTCGATTACCGCATTTATGCCAACGCCCCAGCCCGTCTGAAGCGGATGGCACAGAAGAATTCATGGTCGCTTGATCGTGAAATGAATGCGGCTGCACCCGCTGCCGCGCCAACCAGTCAAAAGGAAAACGATATGACTGAAAAGCCGCAGGCGGGCCAGGCACCCGCCGATATCGCTACTGCGACCGCCAATGCCGAGAAGGCAACCAAAGAGCGGATCAAGGCGATCATGACCAGCCCCGAAGCGTCGGGGCGCGAACAACTGGCCAGCCATTTTGCTTACGACACCACGATGTCGGCAGAAGATGCCATCAAGGCGTTGACCGTGGCACCGAAGGCAGAAGCCGCAGGCCAGCCCGAACCTGACCCCGCGCAGGATTATGAACAGCGACGGATGCTCGCTTCGGGTCAATCGCAACCGCAGCCACCGCGCAAGCCCGGAACACCAACCGCAAAGATCAACACCGGCGAGATTTACGCCTCGCGGCGTCAAGCGGCCAAGTAGGAGAAACCACCCATGGAAAACAAGGTTATGGGTCCGCGCCCGCTCGAATTCATCCTGCATGAAGGCGACGGTCATATCTCGCGCGATGTTGCGAAAATCCCCGCTGGCACCGGCAAGCTCAAGCCCGGCACCGTTCTCGGTGAACTCACTGCGACCAAGGGCAGCTTCATCCCCTCCCCTGCCGCCGAAGTCGCCGGGAAGGAAGGCGCGGAAACTGCAAAGGCGATCCTTTGCTATGCCGTGGATGCCACAGACCACGACGAAGAAGCCGTCATCATCAATGTGCACGCCGAGGTGAAAACGTCGCTGCTGGTGTTCGACGCTTCCGTCAACGACGCTGCCAAGCAGGCGGCAAAACTCGAACAGTTGCGCGCCGTTCATATCAAGGCCCGCTAAGGAGATTCCCACATGCCAACCCTTGATATCTTCAACGATGACGCATTTTCAGTGCAGACGCTGACTGCGGCCGTCAACAATCAGCCCTACCGCCCCGGCCAGATCGGCGCCTCCGGTATGTTCGAGGAAGATGGTGTCACCACAACCATCGTGTCTGTCGAGGAGCGTGACGGCTCCCTCAGCCTCGTCGAACCGACCGAACGCGGCGGGCCCGGCGAAACTGCCACCGGCGAGAACCGCAATCTGATCCCGTTCAATGTGGATCACTACGAGCGAAACGACTCTGTTAAGGCGGACGAAGTTCAAAATATTCGTGCTTTCGGCACTGAAAACGAAGTCGAACAGGTCACCGATCGGGTCATGAGCAAGGTCGACAGGCACCTGCTCGACCTTGACATGACGCTCGAACATCAGCGCGTCGGTGCGATCAAGGGTATCGTAACCTCGAAATCGGGACGCGTGCTGCACGATCTGTACAACCGCTTCGGAATTGCTGTTCCGGCTCCCGTATCGCTTGATCTGGGGAACGAAGCTGCCAAGGTCGATGAGATTCTGGAAAAGGACGTTGCCTGGTCTATCGAAGATGATCTCGACGGTTTCTACGATCATTTCCATGTTTGGACCGGGCGCAATCTTCACCTCAAGCTTTGGGGGCATAAGCGCATCCGCGAAACCTTCCTCGCCACCAATGGCGCGGGTCAGCTTCGCGAAGCAATCCCCGACAAGTTCACGGTCGGCAAGTTTGTGTTCGAACGGTACAAGACGGGCTCGCGCGCCACGGCCAATCTGGGCATATCCTATATCGACCATAACGAGGGTCGCGTCACACCGATGGGTGCGCCGGGTCTCTTTATCACCCGCTTTGCTCCGGCCGATTACATGGAGACGGTCAATACCAAGGGTCTGCCGCGCTACATGAAACAGATTCCGATGCGCAACGACAAAGGTGTCGATATCGAAGTGCAATCGAATCCAATCTCGCTTTGCACCAAGCCCGGCGCCCTGCGCAGGATCACCCTCTAACCAGCATTAGGAGCACAGGCCCGCGTCCGTCAAAGCGGGCCGCAGTGTTCATGCATGAGGTTCACCCATGTCGAAGAAATCCACTATCGTCGTCGCATTCCCGCACGGCGGCATAATCCCTGCCGGGGTTCTGGAAAAGCCTGCAAACGTTTCCGTTCTCCCTCATGAGCCGATCGAAGTGCCGAAATTTTACGGCGAGCATCTGATTTCCGACCGCATCGCCTATGATTTTGTCGAGGCAGAGAATCGGAAGAAGGCGGACGCCGCATCGGCAGCAATGGATGCCGAAACAGCGCGGGCGGATGCGGAAACGTTGGCAGCGCTCAATGAGAAAATCGCCCGGCTCACCTCCGAGAACGAAAAGCTGATTGCCGATCGGGATGAGTCCGACAAGAAGATTTCCGCACTGGAATCGGACAAGGTCAAGCTTTCCGGCGAGATCGGCTCCCTGCTGGCCGATTTGTCGGATGCAAACAAGGCCCTTGCGGATGAACGCGACAGGCTCGGCAAGGAACTGGACGCGGAACGCAATAACGTCGCCATGCTGACCGAGCAACTGGCCGAAGCCACGAAGCCCCCCGCCCAGACGCAAGAATCCCTGAAAATGGACGGCGACAGCGGCAAATCGAAATGAGCCCGTCGCCCTTCGAAGAACACCGGGACGCGCTATACGAAGAAGTGGATGCGGAGTTCGCCGAACCGCTGCGCATCTTCTTCCTCGGAAAGGGGCAGACGATTTTGGGGCGCAAACCAGCCGACATTAATGCCGTCCTGCGAACGGCGGGCCGCGATGCGTTCCAACCCGATGGCGGCAACAACGCCGATTGGAATATCAAGCTTGCCGCCGGCAAGGCGACGCTGGCGGTTGACCGCGCCGCGTATCCGGAACTTGAACTCGCCAAAGGCTTCCGCGTCTGCGCGCTTACTCGCAAAGGCGAGCCGATGTTCGAGGTGCAATTCGTGGATGCCCGCTCACACCGGCGCCTTTATGCAATTTTGGGCGAATCCGCGTCGGTGAAACCAAAGGATATCTGATCATGAGTCTTGCGCGCATCGCACTGCGCACTACTGCGGTCGAGGCGCTCAAGGGCCGCACCCGTGCCTTGAAGAATGTGTTGGACAGCGAAATCGGCATTATCGACAGCGATAGTGGCGGCACTGTTACCATAGAATCCGATCAGTATTTCATCGCGATCTATACCGATGCCGGGAAAACGCAGGTGGGCGATAATGAATTGCGCTCCCTGCTGTTGAACGGGCGAACGGAAATCATGTTCGAAACAGGGGTAACGGCCAGTATGGGCGTTACCGATCCGGAAACTGGCGAGACCAGACTTCCTGAAATTGGCATTCCCAGCACCGACGGGAATTTTGAATTCACGCTCGATCTGATTTCACGGGAAATCGTGCAGGCGCTGACCGATCCGGACAATGCCTGGGGACAGCTATTCCTTAGTTTCATCTACCGCACCGTTTCGACAGAGCGAACCCGTGTCGGCAATATTGCCGATGGTATTCGCCTTGCAGCCCATCAAACGAAAATCATCGTCGACCTTATCGATGACCCGGAACCCAGATGTCCGCTCGATCCCGAAGCACCATTCGCGCGCTTTATCGCCCTTGCGCTGGCAAGCGAGGATGAAAGCTTGCAAAAGAAGGCCACCTTCATGGAGGCCATCATCACCGGAAACCGCGAGCCGTGGGAACGACTGCAGCAGGTGCACGGGATGACCGCGCAGGAACTGCTTGCGCTGGGGCTTGGTCCGCATGCGTCGGACGCGGATCGGGCAACACCGGCATGGACCGGCAGCACAATCGAAATTGATGGCCTGTCACCAACAGCAGAGGTGCCATGATGTATCGCGACCTGCTCGCCATGAAGATCGACATAGAGATGCTGAAGACTGCTTTCGGCAAATCCCTGAAAGTCGGCCCCATCGAACAGGTCGATGCGAAGAAGGGCTACCGGATCAAACTTGGCGAGGACGAAAATGGCGAGCCGTTTCTGTCGCCATGGTACCCGCACCCAGAATCGGGCGGCGCAACCAGTACATGGGCGCCGCTATCGAAGGGCCAGATTGTCGGGATGATCAATCCGACCGGCGATGCACGGCAGGGCATTTTGCTGCGCGGCGGCTTTTCCGACGTCAACCAGCCGCCGAGTGCCGATCTGCTCGCCAATGTCTTGAAGGCATTTGGTGTCACGGTGACCGTCAAGAACGGGACTGTAACAATCGACGGCAATCTTGTCGTCAAAGGCAACGTCGACTTCAAGGACGGCCACGTCAAGCACAATGAAGCCAATATCGGCGACACGCACATTCATGGCGGCGTCGATCGTGGCGGCGCGACAACCGACGAACCTGCGAACTGAAAGAACCCATCATGAGCAAGAATACCTATCGCGTCCGGCCCGGCGTGGGCTGGGTGAATGGCGCACGTGTGCCAAGTTCCGGCAAGGTGTCCCTCACGGCGTCGGAAGCCCGGTTTGATCTCGACCATGGGCGGATCGAGCCGGTTGCCCCCAAGCCCAGGTCGACAGAACGCGGCGAGGCCGAAAACGATGGTGGGAATTAGCCGCTTCACTGGCCTGCCAATCTCCAATCTGGAATCGGCCTACCAGTCTGTGGAAGTGATCCTCATGCGCCGCATCGGTTCGCTTGTCGGGCGCCGCGAGTTCGGGGCCGGCATTGTCGAATTGCTGGGCCGCAAGATGACCCCGCACCTGTTTGCTGCCTTCCAATCGCTTATTGCCACGGCGATCGACCTTTGGGAGCCGCGCTTTCTGGTCCGTCGCATCATCGTAACCGGCACCGTTGACCAGATTCGTTTGGGGCATGCAGGTTTCCAGATCTTGGTGGACTACCGTCCCCGTGGTCACCTGGGCGATATGACCGTCGAGCGCGTCCTCACCTTCGGGCTTGGCATTTCCTCCGGCACTGTCGTGGTGAAACCGTTATGAGCACTTTCGATTTTTCCACCTTGCCACCGCCAGAGGTGATCAAGACTTTCTATTTTGAAGCCATCCTCGCTGATCGGATGGCTGATCTCCGTCAGCGCTTGTTGGCGGCTGGCATTGATTATGATGTGGGCCACCTTGAAACCGATATCCTGAAAGTCGTGCACCTTGGCGACAGTATGCGGGAAGTAACGCTGCGCGCCGCTATCAATGACGCCGCCATGGCTAACCTTCTGGCTTTCGCTCTCGGCGGCGACCTCGATCATCTCGCATTTTTCTATGATGTAGAGAGACTGGTCGGCGAGACCGACGATGCGCTGCGCGACCGTACCGTGCTGTCAATCAAGGCGCGCTCGCCGGGCGGTTCGGAATGGTGGTATGCCGCAGCAGCAAAACGCGCGGATGTGCGCATTCGAAGCGTCAAGCCTTATCGGGAAAAGTTCTGGCCGATCATCCATATCGCGGTGTTATCGAGCGAGAACGGCGGCATCCCGGATCAGCGCATGCTGGACGCGGTAACTGCCGAAATCATGAGTGACCGGGTCCGACTCCTCAATGACACGATTGTCATCGAACCTGCGGTCGCATCCGGCACGGATATTGAAGCCGATATCTGGCTGCTGCCCGATGCGGCTTTTGGTTTGATGGATGTTCTGCCGGAAATTTTGAGACAGGCTTGGCAAGCCGAAGCCGCGATAGGCTTCGATCTTGAGCCTTCGTGGATTGAAGCACGCCTGCATGTCGCTGGCGTAAAGCGAGTTCGCCTTCGCAGCCCTTCGGCGCCAGTCATCGCATCCGAAGGGGTCGCCCTGACGCCCGGTTCAATCAAGCTCAACTATATGGGACGCGACTTTTAATGGAACGGCAGCACCTCCTCGGCGACGATGCGGCGCCCACGCCGTTGGAGCGCGTCCTGTCGGAATCCCTCGACAAGCTCCCGTCATTGATGCCGGGCGTGGAATCGCTGCGGGGTTTCAAGTTCAATCCGCCTGACCAGATCGTGCCCTATCTGGTCGCTGAGTATGGGCTGAATGAAATTGCGGATTATCTGCCCGACCTTCGTGCTGTTCTGCGTGAAGGGGTCAGCTGGCAACGCCTCATCGGTACGCCTGCCGCCGTACATAAGGCGCTGCGGTGGATCAACCATGATGGTGACATCGAGGAGTTCCCGGCCAAGAAGCGCAAATGGTGGTGGTTTCAGGTTCACTTGCCGTTTGAAGTGAGAAACACCGATTTTGTCAGGCCGATGACACAGCTTGTCAAGGCTTCGAAGCCCCTGCGTTCCGAGTTCGCGCGCGTCACTGCGGGTTGGGATGTGCGGGCTTTTCAGTTGAACAAGCACCAGCTCAATGGCGATGCCTTCCTCAATAACTGGTCGGGCATCCGTCGCTCGCCGGGTGAGCCGGTGCTGTCGCTGCGCGTCAACCAGAACGTCCGCACAAAATTCTGGCCAGCGCCTTTCGTTCGCGTTCGAACGATTACGGTCGTTACATCGTTTGTCCGCGCCACATACCATCTGCCATTGCGTCAGCGCATATCGATCTTCGTGGCATCGGCTGGTGTGCTCGCACGGTATTCGGACCCGGCAATCCAGACGTTCCAGAACGCACCTTTCGTCCATGACCGCTTCGGGAAGCCAGCTTCCAGAGCACATATAGGGTTTTCATAATGGCTTTATCCGTTTTCGTCGCAGGCTCCCGCATCGCCTTTGCGCGGTATCTCATGCAAGCTCCGCTCTTCGTTGCGGTTGGCTCTGGCGATGCAGCGTGGGATAGTTTGCCGGAACCCACACCCGAAGAAGAAGCGCAGCAACTGGCAGCGCTGTCTCAGGAAAGCGCTCTCACAAACTGTATTGGCGTGACACGGGTTCGCGCGCGGTCGTACATGAAGGCGGACCCGAACGGCGATATCATCCTCAGCGATGGCTCGGCGTGGTCGGTTTCGTCCACCGAAACGAACACCATCAGGCTGGAAGCCAAGCTCGACATTGGTGACGCGACCGGCGATTCCGTGCGTGAAACGGGCGTCTACCTCGACACCAAAATCAGCGAAAGCGTGCCAGCAGGGCAGATGTTCATTCCGCTTGCTGATGTGACTAGCCTTGGCACCCTGCTCCAGTTGCATCGTTTTCCGCCCATCGTGCGCGACGGCACAATCAGTCAGGCAATCAATCCCTATCTCGAATTGTGAGGCGTGATGAACAGCATCATCAAGCGTGATGGCTATGGAAGCCGTTATGACCGCTCCCAGAAGCGTCATGCGATCGCTTTCCCCGACCGCACACTTTATCTTCAGTCCAAAGACCTGAACGAAATTCAGGATATCTCGCTCGACCATACCCGCCGCGTGGCCGAATATATCCTTCAGGATGGTCGTATCGTTGACGGCACCGATCCCATTGTCACGGTTCCCGCAGGCGATGCAGGCCCCGATGAGGACCATATCCGTGTGCAGATTCCGGCCTGCGCCATCTATCTCGGCGGGATTGTGCACGATGTTGCCGCGGCTGATTTCATCCTGCCGAACAAGGGCGATATCATCATTGGTGTTCGCCATGCCGACCGGCTGGTGACTGACATCGAGGACGCCACCCTCAAGGGCGATATCGACGGCACTGAAGCATTTGCCGAAGACGGCCCGTCGCGCGTCGAAATCACTGTGACGTGGGGGCACTCGCTCGATGGCGACCCGAGGCCTGTGCTTTCCGTGTTCCAGGTGCGCGACGGCGTCATCCTGACGACTTCGACCAATGTCGATTATTCTGAAATCTACAAGGCGATGGAAACCGTCACGCGCGAAAGCAATGGCTCTTTCGTCAATAACGGGTTTCTGGTTACGGAACTTGGCCCCAACGCCGGTGGTAAGCAGGTATTTTCCGTTTCGGAAGGCACCGCCTACGTCAACGGTCGCCGCGTCGTTCGCCGCCAGTCCTTCCGCTTCGAAGTGGAAGAAACACCCGATCTGCGCGACGTGGATGCGGAACCGCATCCCTTCACCGCCGAGACAGGTGGAACGCAGGTATTCACGGTCTCCAAGTCACCGATAGCCGAGGTGCGTCGTGTCACTGTCGAAAAGGAAACGACCGATACGATTGTGCATGGTCCTTATGCTGGTGTGTCCGACCCGCTGCCGCATTCGTCGGTAACGGCCATCCTCGAAATCAAGGCAGGCGCTACCGTCTATACCACGCCCGCCGATTGGCTGCTTTCGCAGGGCCAGATTGACTGGTCGCCCTCCGGCAAGGAACCGGCGCCGGGCGGTTCCTATACGGTCAAGTACCGCTACAACGAGAATATCCAGCCCGATCAGGTGGGGCGCGATACCATTGCAGTCACGGGTGCGGCCAATGGCACGAATGCCCTGTTCGATTATCGCTACAAGCTGCCGCGCATCGATGTGATTGCAGTCGATCCATCAGGCGGCATGGTGTACCTCACCGGCGTGTCGGCAGTTTCGCGCCCACGTCCGCCAGAGGTGCCGTCCGACCGGCTGGAGCTTGCGCGCATCTATAATGACTGGGGCCGCGCCCCGCGTGTCGAAATCACTCAGGTGCGCAACTTCACCTATGACCGCATCACGCGTCTGGAGAAGATGTTGATCGACGTCTACGATCTGGTGGCGCAGGAGCGGCTGAAGAACGATATCTCGTCGCGGGAGGTCGCGGCCAAGCGCGGGCTGTTTGTCGATCCATTCATAGATGATGACCTGCGCGATCAGGGCATTGCGCAGACGGCGGCTATCGTTGGCGGCAAGCTTCGCCTGCCGATCAAGCCGACGCTGCACGAATTTCCGGCCTTCATGGAAATCCAGCATCTGGATTACAGCGAAGTCGTCGTCATCCGTCAGAACCGCCGCAGCGGGTCGATGAAGATCAACCCATACCAGACTTTCACGCCCATGCCGGGACGCGCCAGCGTTGAGCCGTCAACCGACTTCTGGACGGAAAAACGCACCACGTGGACGTCGCCGGAAACGCAAGCCTTTGAAGCGTCGGACGGGGAATACATCACGGGGATTTCGCTTGAACAGCAGGTGGAAAAGGTCCGCGAGACGATCGTATCCGCCGAGTTCATCCGCCCGCGCAATGTCAAGTTCCGCCTGGAAGGTTTCATTGAGAACGAAGCGCTGTCCAAAGTGTGGTTTGACGATATCGAGGTCGCCTTCACTGTTTCCGGCCCAGCCGATGCCAACGGAGTGATGACAGGCGAATTCACCATCCCTGCCAATGTTCCAGCAGGCTCGAAATCGGTCTTCTTTGAAGGCAGCGTCGGGACGGATGCGGGATGCACCTATATCGGGCGTGGCGAGATTACGGTTGAGGAATATCGGCTGACGAGTTCGCTGGAAACTTCCACCGAAAGCATGCCGCAGCCGATCATCAACAACACGGTGATCAACAACGTCACGAATGTAACCAACGTCACCAACGCCAATAGCTCGACCCCGATCAGTCGTGGCGGTGACGGTGGCGGGCGTGGCGAAGGACACGACCCATTGGCGCAGACGTTCACGCTCGCGCAGTCGTGGTGCCTCGCAGGAATTCGGCTGATGTGCGCAAAGGTCGGCTCTGCCTCCAACTCCATTCTGGTCCAGATCAGGACGGTGGAAGTGGGCTTGCCGACTTCAGAAGTGATCGCAGAATCTTTCGTCCCTGGCACGGCCTTGCGTGAAGGCGAGATATTCACGGCGCATTTCAAATACCCGGTGTTCATCCCCGGTGGCCGTGAGTTCGCGTTTGTCGTTCTGACCGACGATGGCGAGCACGAGCTTTTCGTGGCAGCTATCGGCAAGATCGACTTGGACACGAGTGCCGTTATCACCGGCCAGCCTTTTACGGTTGGTGTGTTGCTGTCGTCGTCGAACGCCTCGACCTGGACCGTGCACAACGAGGCCGACCTCTGGTTTGAACTGATCGGCTGTCAGTTTGAGCCAAAGGAAAAGATCGTGCCTATCGGCGTATTTACCCCGGCGCGGATGTCAGATGTTGTTATCCGGGCTGGTGTGGAATATCCCGACACGTCGGTCGATGTAGTCATTCGGCTGACCCGGCCTAATGGTGAGGTTATCAACGCCGCGCCCCGGCAGATCATCAGCTTCGACCAGTATATTCAGAACGAAACCATACAGGTTGCGGCGGTGCTGCGCGGAACCGAACGGGTGACGCCGTTCGTGTTTCCGAACGTGCAGATCATTGACGGCGAATTGCAGACGACAGCGGATTACGTCACCCGCGCCGTGGATGCCACGGACGCCAACCGGGTGCTTGTCACGTTCGACGCAAAGCTGCCGGCCAATTCATCGGCGCAGGTACAAATCGGCATTCCGGGTAATTACGAGACGGTCAGCGTGTCCGGCGCAACCCCTCTTGGCGACGGGCTGGTCGAACAGTCTTTTGTCCGCTCCGACTATCCAGCCATCAATCTTGATGCGCGCACGCGCATTGTTCTGACCGGGACGCCGGCGGCCCGGCCGGAAATCTCCAACCTTCGTATGCTGCTTTCAAAGGTGTGACAATGGCCAACACGGCAAACTACAACTGGCCTTTGCCGTCCCCGTCCGGCATTCAGATGAATGAGGTCGCAAAAATTGCGACCTCATTCACGGCGATCGATACCAAGATTAAGGCGTTCGAGACTTCCTTTAGCAATCACAAGCACAAGTTCGCCGACTTGGAAGACAAGCCGACGACGCTCGGTGGCTACGGGATCACGGACGGAATGACCGCCGAGGAGGTTGCCCAGGCAATCAAGAAGGCGGTTGATGACTTAGTCAACGGTTCCGGTTCAGCGCTCGACACGCTTAAGGAGCTTGCCGACGCCCTCGGCAACGACCCTGAATTTGCGACGACCGTTGGCAACGCTTTGGGCGTGCGGGTCCGCGTGGACGCCCCAAGCACTTTCACCGCAGCGCAGAAGGCGCAGGGCAGAGCAAACCTTGACGCGCTCGGTTTCGTTGACAAAGGCAAGGCTGACGGGGTTGCCAGCCTCGACAGCACCGGCAAGGTGCCTACCGCTCAACTGCCCGCCCTGACAACGACCGCAACAGTCGGTGCCGCATTAGCCGGAGCTAATGGCAAGGCTACGCCTGATGATGGCGACTTTTTCGCCGGGGTTCTCGCTGGCGGTTCGACCCCGTTCAAAACGACATGGGCGAATATCAAAGCTGCGTTCACGGCTATCGTGAATAGCATCGTTGGCGGCAACATGGCTGGCCGCGCATATCCGAGACGGTCAGATGGTGGCGCTATTAATTTCGTCTGGAGCGGGCAGGCTCGCAACCCCGGATATGTATGGGGAAGTGATGAACCGGGAACGAATGTGTATCCTCATCCCCCGGCAAATTTAAACGTCGGTTGGGCGAACGGCGCGGGCTATGCGGACAGGCTCGGGCCAAACGGTTGGACTCTCGCGACTGTTCAGGATCAACTCAACTGGCGCGTTACTGATGCCCGGTTTAGTGGTTACCTCCAGAATGACATGTACACCACAGGCACCCGCACAACAGGCATAGGCGGCTCTTCTGGATATGTGATGTGCGACATAACGAAGAACGCCGTAGAGAGTTGTACCCGCGTTTACAGGCAGCCTCAAATTTACATTCCTAATGTTGGATGGCGTGCACTAGGAGGGTGGTAATGAAAGATTTCGGACAGTTTACGCAGCACACGGAAATAGTTGAACTACCCCCGCAGCAAATCGGCGTTGATGAGTATGGTGAACCGATTTTCGGTAAGCCCCAAAAGCAGCCGGTTTTGGTGTTCCGCGACGCGCGTGGGGCCGATTGGTTTGATCTTGCAAGGGAATTTCCTCATCCCTTCTACATCGCTGTGGATGAAGACGGACGGGTTTATTCCATGGAAGCAGACTTCCAGTCGTCACAGATCGCCGGCCACCTGATTGGCATCGATAGTGATTACGGATACACGCGCGGGCCGGGTGGAACGGTCTACGGGAAGCTTTGGAACGGAACTGCCATCGTCGAGCCAGAGCCGGAGCCAAAGCCAATTCCCGATGAAATCAGTCGACGTCAATTCTTCCAGCATCTGGCGGCAATGGCAATCATCACTAAGGCCGAAGCTCTTGCAGCAATGCAGGGCGGTGTAATTCCCGCACCTCTGCAAGCCATTATCGACCAGCTTCCAACGGAAGATGATCGATTTGAAGCCCAAATGTTTGTGGTGGGCGCTCAAAACTTCAACCGTTTGCACTGGCTCACTGACAAGGTTCGGCAGGCTATGGCATGGACGTTGGAGCAAAGAGACGAGTTCTGGCGCGAAGCTGCAAAGCTATAGGGGGCGATCATGGTTGCTCCCTAATATTAATTGACAACCAAATGAGCCAAAGTTATGCCCCGGTTAATTGGGGCATATATTTACGTCAGGGGGGCGGAACGAGTTGTCGCTAGCGAGCCAATCCAACTATGCGAATATAACGTTCAACGACAGAAATATTATTAAGCGCTGGCTGCAACGCAAGCGGTTGACTACCTCATTGCGCTTGGTTGATCCTGATTTTCGACCACGCTGTATTGTGGATTATGGGGCTGGCAACGGTGAAATAATAAAGACGCTTGCCGTTCTATACCCTGACGCGAAAATTATCTGTTTTGAACCTACACAAAACCTAATAGCAGAGGCGAAAAAGAACCTCATCGGCATTCCAAACGTTGTTTTCACTGAAACAGTTGAAACGATAGTCGCATCGAGCGTTGATTTGCTTTTCTGTTTGGAGGTGTTCGAGCACCTTCCTTCTAAGGAGACAGAAGACGCGTTCAATGTTTTCAAGCGGGTCCTGTCCGATCAGGGAAGGATCGTCATTGGCTTGCCTGTCGAGGTCGGTATCCCATCTCTCTATAAGGGACTGTTTCGAATGGTTAGGCGGTTCGGTGCGTATGATGCCACCATTGGCAATGTATTGCGTTCCCTCGCATACTTGCCGCCCAAGGAACGGCCGTGCAGTGAGATAGCGCCTGGTTTCGGATATTATTTTGACCACATGGGGTTTGACTACCGGGCTTTTAGATCAGAATTGAAAAAACATTTTCTGGTTGAACAGATGAAGGGCGGTCCATTTCCTGCATTTGGTGCAGCCTTCAATCCCGAAATTAACTTCCTCGCCAAATTAAGGGCTTGATAATCAACACCGCTTGCCGGTTCCGGCAGCGTTACTGTCTCAAGCTATCACTGTTCGCATAATGCGGTTTCATTAACCGAGCCCGGCCTCCGCGCCGGGCTTTTTCTTTTCCAACAGTCTGCCCGCAGAAGGGGCGACACAGACAGGAGACAACCGATGTCGGCACCGACTTTCGGCATGACTTTCACGCGTCCAAATGATGAGCCCTTGCCGGTAATCGGCGCGGACTTCTCGAAAATTCTTCTCATCGAAACATCCGAAGGTGCTTCGGCATCATCGTATCCTATCGGCGACCCGGTTCGCATCTCGACAAGCGATCCCGCTGCGGTCGCTGATTTGGGTACGGGTTATCTTGCCGACGCGGTCAAGGGTATCAATGCGCAGGTAGCACGCTTGAACTCTGGCGCTGACGTAACCGTGGTCCGCGTGACTGAGGGCGCCACTCCGGCGGTAACAGCCGCAGCGATTGCCGAAGCCCTCGACAATGTCGGACATATTCCATCAGCGGTGAACGCAACCCCGCGTATCGTCTGGGCTGGCCGCACCGCCTGGCGCCCGGACGATAGCACGGTGAACCCTGTCGTTGCCGCCTTGCCTGCAGCTTGTGAGCGGCTGCTGGCTGTTGCTCCTGTCGATATTGACGACACCAGCAAGGAAGCCGCGATTTCGGCCCGCGAGACGATGAACTCGCAGCGCCTTATGCCAATCGGCGTTGCTGCCCGTGTGTTTGAAGGCACCGAACTGGTGACCCGCCCAATGGGACCGCGCATCGCCGGTCTTTTCGCTGCTGTCGACAATGCCCACAGGGGCCGGCCATTCGACCCGATTGCAAACCAGCCTATTCAGGGTCTGGCCGGGCTTTCCCGCAACATCCCATTTTCTCTATTCGACGGCTCGTCGGAAGGGCAGATGCTGCTCGAAAGCAATGTCTCCATCGTGGCGCGCGGCGAAACCGGCGTGGATGGAGCGATTGCCGATGGCGGTTTCGTTTTCATCGGTACGGACAACACCGATACAGGTGAACTCTGGAAGCAAATCCATCAGGTTCGCGGTGCCGACTATCTGACCGTCAAGATGGCGCAGATCACCCGGCAGTTCCTCGGCCCGAAAATCACAGCGGACGCTGCGGAAGCATGGCTGAATTCGCTGAAATTTATGCTGCGCGATCACAAGATTGACGACGACATTCTCGGCTCCGAAGTCAAGTTCGTCGCTGAAAAGAACAGCCCGGAGAAAATTCGGCTCGGTCATCTCACCGTCAATATCGGGATCGAGCCGGCGCCTTCCTTCAAGGTCGCAAACCATGAGGTGAGCCGCTACCGGCCTGCGGTTGAAGGTCTCGTCGCAGAGATCGTCGCCCGCCTTAATTCGCTCGCCTGACCTTCATCCTGTCTCGAATTCCGAAAGGGAATCTCATGCAAACGCTTTACCAGATGGTGGCGGTCGATGTTCGCCGCGCCGAAGAAGCCGGTTCCTCCCGCGCCAATCTTGTCTCCAAGCTCACCATCCCGTCATTGAAATTCATTACCTCGACCCACAATCCGGGCGGCGGTGTTATGAGCGTCGACTTCTCCCAGCCGCGCATTGAAGCGCCGGAACCGGCCATGGAGGTCAAGGGGTTCGACACGGATATCTTCCGCGATCTTGGCGAAGTAAGCCGCTGGATTTTCGCAGGTGCCGTGAAGGACAAGAAAACCGGCAAGCTTGTCCCGTCCCGCGCCATCATCGAGGGCGCCATCACCGAATGGACCCCTGATGAAGGTTCGCCCGAAGACTTCATGGGCTGCAACCATGTGTTCAAGGAAGTGACCCACTACGAATTCACCCTCAACGGTGAAGAGCTTTTCTACGTCGATTTCTGGGAACGCATCCTGCGCACCGGCGGTGTCGATCGCTTCTCCGATGTCCGCCGCGCACTTGGCGCATAATTCACTCTCACTTTTTGGTGTTTCAATGGAAAATGAACTGACCATTCCGCATAAGCTGCTTGTTCCTATTGATGATGAGAACGGCGGCAAGATAACCGATCTTGCCTTCACCGAACCTGATGTCGGCCAGATGATCGATGTCGAGGAGACCTCGCAGAGAGAGGTCGAGCGCACCATGCGAATGTTGGCGATGATGTGTGGATTGCCGTTTCAGGTGTTCCGCAAAATCAAGGGGCGCGATATTGCCCAGATCGTCGCCAAGACCGAAAGTATCTTGGGAAACGTGAAATAGGACGCGGCTCCGGCTGGCGGGATCTTGCCATCCTTATTTCACACCTCACTTCCACCCCCCGCAATATCGTCGACCGCTACCCCTGCTCTTACGCAATCCGTGAGCGGGACGCGGCTCTTCGGGTCATGAAGGCTATTGGAAATGTCCGTCATTGAAAGCAAACTCATCGTCAGCTTGTTCGACAAGGTGACGGGGCCTGCTCGCGGGCTGTTTGGCACTATGAACCGTTTGCGGGGGGCTGCGGACAATTTCGCCGCTTCCCAACGCCAGCTTGCCGCTCCTGTCACTGGAACGCTCGGCAGGATTGCGGCTATCGGGGCCACCTATCTCAGTCTCGATCGCGGAATTCGAGGAACCGCTGGCGCTGCCATTGAGTTCGAATCTGCCTTTGCAGACGTGAAAAAGGTGGTCGAAGCGACCGACAGCCAGTTTTTAAACATGCGGAAATCGATCCTCCGCCTGTCCACGGCCATTCCCATCACAGCATCCGGTTTCGCGGCGATCTACGCCGCAGCCGGCCAATCCGGCATCGCGAATGAAGAACTGGAGTCCTTTGCTGAAGCGACTGCAAAGGTTGCCACAGCGTGGGAAACGCCCGTCGATCAGACTGGCGAGGCGCTCGCCAAGATAAAGACTGCGCTTCGCCGCGATGTTAAGGACACAGTGCTGTTGGCAGACGCCATCAATGAAATCGGCAACGTGTCGGCAGCAAATTCGCCTGACCTACTTGAATATACGAACCGTGTTGCCGCCTTTGCCGAAACAGCAGGCTTCTCTGCCGAGCAGGCATTAGCCTTCGGCGGCGCCATGATCGGCTCCGGGTTCGAACCGGAAGTCGCCGCCACTAGCTTCCGCAATCTGACCAAGGCTCTGACAACAGGGGAGAACGCCACAAAGCGGCAGCGCCTTGCGTTCCAGCGTCTCGGCCTCGATGGCATTAAAGTCGCCAAGGGGATGCAGAAGGATGCGGTGAAAACCACCCTCAGTGTCCTTAACCGCATCAAGAAGTTGCCCGAATGGCAACAGATTTCGATCATGGAAGCCGTGTTTGGCTCCGAAGCCCGCGCCCTCGCTCCTCTTCTCAAAAGCACCGAAGAGGTAGAGCGCCTACTTGGTCTGGTCGCCGATAAGACGAACTATGCGGGCTCTTCCTTCAAGGAATATGAAGCACGTGCCAAGACAACTGCAAATGCTCTGCAGCTTCTGCGCAACAATCTCGCGGCCATTGGCATTGAGATGGGCGATAGAATGCTGCCAGCCATCAATGAGGGTGCGGCGGGCATACTTGACCTATTGAAATCGCTTGGGGACCGGGCCACCCCAATCGACCAGTTGTGGCAAGCCATCAAGGGCTTTAGCGCGGGTTTAGGCTATGACGGCAATCTGCGCCAGATGATCAATGATCTGGGCGACCTGTTGCTTGGCCCCGCCAATGGCGAGGAAGCCGCAGACAAGTTGGGCCGGATATTTGCTCGTTTCAGGGAGTTCGGCGCTTCTGTTCGCGAATTCAACGACGCCATTAAGGGCAACCCACTGGCGCAGTTTTTCGGCGAGATCGTCAAGTATGGCGGCTATCTGATGCTCGCCAGCGTGGGGTTTGGCATGCTGGCCGGCACGATCCGCAAACTGGCTTCCGCTCTCTATTTTCTGTCGGGTGCGCGCGCCGCAGTCGGTATCCTTCGTTCCGTCGTCAATCTGGGACGTAAGCTGACGCCGAACCGCCCCCCGTTATCCCCCGGCGCTTCTTCCGGGACACAGAATACCCCAAAGCCCGGAAAGCCCGGCGCCGGTTTCAAACCTGGCGAAACCGGACCATGGGGCAAGAACCCAAAGGCATCGGCAATGTCGGAGGGAACCAAGGTTGGCCCAACGGGGGTAAGCGGTCTCGGGCCACGCACCACGCCAGCCGCTCCATTCAGTTTCTCCAATCTCTGGAAAGGAGCTTTGAAGGGCGGTTTAGCGAATGCGGTCGTTGAAATCCTCGGCAAGAAGATAATCACCGGCGAGCTGGATAACCTCAACAGGAAACTGTACACACCCGGTGAGCGAATTCGGGCCGAAGCTTTCAGGAACAACCTCCCTGGCCTCTTTGACGGGCCATCATTCTTTGATAACCCGTTCGGCTCAAAGCCGACATTCAAAGAGAGTATGGGGATCGGCTGGAAGAAATACAGTCCGTCCGGATCATCAGAAGGGAAGCCGGAGCAAGTGTCTCTGCTTGGCACGCCCACCGTCATAGCCCAGCCGTCCGGCGTCCAGCAGGTGCAGGTCATGAACCCTCCGCCTGCCCCGCAAGTAAACTTGAATCTGACAATTCATGCGCAGTCGCCAGCAACGCCGGAGGAAATTGCGAACTTGGCTGCTGCCAAGGTTTCGCAATCCGTCCGCTCGGCCTTTGACGGGGCGCATGCTGACCTCGAATATGCGGTGTCCTGATGCTCTATATGCTTGGTACTCTCACTATCGATACGCGACCTTTCAGTGTCGATGAAATGCAGCGCACCGCCTCAGCCGATATCGCATCAAAAGCCCTCATCGGCACTTTGCCGGGCAAGGAGTTTACCGGGGAAGGTGACGATGAAATCACCCTTTCCGGCCAAATCCTGCCCACGAAAATCGGCGGACTGGATGAACTGGAAATCGCACATGAAATGCGGCGCAATGGCGTTCGGTTCCCGTTGCAGCGGGGCGACGGTGTGCGTCTTGGATGGTTTGCGATAACCCGCGTAACCGAATCCCATTCGGACCTCACCCGTGGAGGAGTGGGATTCGTCGTCAAGCACACTGTCGTCATGACCCGTGTGCAGCCCGACGTGGGATCGGGCCAGCAGATAATTTCCGGTCTGCTTTCGCTGTTCGGCATTTTCTAAAGGACAATCAAATGCAAACAGTCACCGTCAAGGGCGAGGGCATCACCCTCGATCTCCTCTTGTGGCGCGCCTATGGCGTGCGGGGCCGCAGCCTGTTGGAAAGCGCGCTTTCTCTGAATCTGGATTTGGCCCGGTTAGGTACCGTAATTCCGATAGGAACAAAAATCATTCTACCTGATCTCCCCCCGGCGAACTTGGGCCAATCCCGCGACGTCGTTTCACTATTCGGATGAGCGCCATGAACGATTATTGGAAAGTCATATGGAAAGTGCTCGTTGACGGCGTCGACATGACGTCAGGCATGCGCCCATACCTTATCGACATTGAGGTGACGGACAAGGAAGGCACGTCTTCAGATACATGTTCTCTGACCTTCGACGACAATGGCGGACAGATCGAATTGCCGCGTGATGGCGCATTGATCGAAATATTTCTGCAGGGCGTTTCCATTTTTAAGGGCACACTCGACAGCGTCCGCTCATCGGGTTCACGTGGCGGAGGGCGTACACTGCGGGTCACTGCCAAGGGATTTGATAGTCGTGGCAAGGTCAAGCAACCTCTCACCTTCCACAAGGATGATGTGACCTTGCAGGAATTTCTCGACGATGCTGCCAAGCGGGCTGGGCTCGCAAGTGTCAAGCTGGACCCGGAATTCGCGAAAATCCATCGGGCTTATTGGGCGGCAGACGGAGAAAGCTATATCCACCTCGGCGAGCGCATCGCGCGAGAACTCGGTGGCACGTTCAAGATCAGGGGCGACCAATCGGTCTTGGCGCGTCGTGGTGAAGGCAAAGCGGCTACAGGTGCGGCATTGCCGGTCATCATCGGCATAGTCGGCCAGAACATAATTTCGTGGGACATAGCCCCGTTCAAGGGCCGACATACCTTCACCAAGGCCAAGGTCCGGTATTTCGACCGCAAGGACGCATCCTTCAAAAGCAAGGATGTGGAATTCGATCTCGACCGCGATTTGCCGGAATCCACCAATGTCGTGCGCTCAACAGCGGCAGATGAGGATCAGGCCGGACAGATCGGAGACGCTCGAAAGCGTGAGGCCGAGCGTGATGGCGGCGACGGCAACGTGGAACTTGTCCTTACCGTCGAAGCCCGAGCCGAAGGAACCTTCTATCTTACCGGCGCACGTGCGGGTGTTGATGGGCAGTATCGCATCGTTTCCGTTCGCCACAAGGCGGATAGATCAGGCGGCGCAACCACAAGCCTTGAGCTAAAACAACCCGGCGGTAGTGCTGGCAAGGACAATCGAAAAAAGAAGACGAAACCGTCTCCGGCGAAGGCCGACAATGAGTTCTCCGGAATGAGCGACGACCCGCTCGCAGACTGAGTACTATCCTTTTCAAACCCCAGACGCCGCCTTCGAGCGGCTTTTTCTATGCCGAAAGGAAAAGACCATGGATAAGACCGTGCCAACCGGTGCGGCGCTTCTGCTCGACTTTATTGGCGGGATCGAAGCCCCACGCGGCTATGACGTGATTTACGGCAACAATCAGGACAAGTTGCCGAAGCCGATCACACAGATGACAATTGGCGAACTGGTCGACGCGCAAGCATCATTTACCAAGCGTTTCAAATCATCAGCGTCGGGCCGATACCAGTTCATGCGCGCCACGCTGCAAGACCTTTCCCGCGAGCTTGGTTTGCGTGGGACACAGAAGTTCGACAAAGACCTCCAAGACCGGCTGGGTTTCCATCTGTTGAAGCGGCGCGGCTATGACGACTATGTGGCCAGCAGGATAACCCGTACCGAGTTTGGCAAGCGTCTCGCGCAGGAATGGGCTTCATTGCCCGTGCTGGCGGCGACAAAGGGCAAGCACCGCGATTTGAAGCGAGGTCAGAGCTACTACGCCGGCGACGCCTTGAATAAGTCGCTTGTCTCTCCGGCGAAGGTCGAAGCCATTTTGAACAAGGTCAAGACAGTTGGCGCCGTTCAGCCGGCTATCGTCGTTCCCGAAGTCATCACCGTGGAAAAACCCGTGGTGGCCGATCCGGGCGAGCTCGGAACCAAGCCGTCCAAGAGCAAGACGGTCTGGACATGGGCCGGTGCTGGCATCATGTCGGCAATCAGCGGGGCTGGATCGTTCCTTGGTGGCCTCGACTGGCGCGTCCAGCTTCTTTTCAGTGCGGCCATTATTGGATTTGCAATCTACGGCATCAAGCGTCGTGCGGATTTGTTCAAGGCCGTGAAAGACCTTAAGGCGGAAATCGGCTGATGGGTACGCTCTGGGGACTTATCCCTTCATGGGTAAAATCCGCGCTCGCCGCCTTCGTGGCGGCGCTTCTGCTTCTGGCGGCTGGATATCTCGCTGGGAAGCGTGAAGGCCGTCAGCAGGCCGTTTCCGAGCAATTGCGCGAAACCGTCAAAGCCGAAAAGGAAAGGGGCAAGGACGATGAAAAACTACGCGGGCTTACGGATTATGATTTTTGTGTTCTTGCCCTTCGTCGTCGCGGCTTGCCAGTCGACCAGTGCGACGAACTGCGCGGGCTGGAGACAGAATAACCTTTCGCCTGTCGGTCTGGTCGCGCTCACCAAAGTGGACCGGCCAGCGGCGGAACGGGTTGAAGGCAATGACGAGAATGGAAAACGGCGGGGCTGCTGGAAATGAACGGACCGTTAGACGAGTTTGGCCTCAAGTTATCCGTCGTGATTGCCGGGTTTGCAGGCGGTGCTCTGCGCGCATTGTCTCGTAAGCGATATACCGTTCGCGAAACGATTGCTTCGCCAATTTGCGGAGCGCTGGCGGCCGGCTACCTGACTGGACCGCTTCTGCATTATTTGAATGCCGTCCATTTCCCGTTGCCGCCCGATGATGGCTCAAACGCGGGGCTTCATGCCGCCGCATTTGTCGTCGGAGCTTGCGGAATGTGGATATCGGACGCACTGTTTGAGATTGTCACACGGCGGTTTAAATAGTGAGCGCCCGTCCAATTCATCGAGGGGAGAGTCGCACTTTTGAGGCTATTGCGCAACACATTGTGAAAATGATTAGATGGATGTAAATCTTGATTCGTGTTTAGTTAGAACTTAACTATTGTCTGTGATGAATGACAAAGAGCCGAAAAAATAAACCATCTAGAACCGATGCAAATGCGGCTGCAAAAAAAACTGAACCAACGGACGAGGAGTTGGTGCATCGATTTGCCGATGGAAAATTTGGTTCGGTTTGGTTGTACGACGATGCGTATGAGCAATATGAAAAGCTTTGTAATCAAAACGACAAAAACAGCATCAAGGAGCGCACGACACTTGCACGATATTTCCCGCGTTTTGCTGAGATGGGGCCATCTGGCTTTCAGGGAGAAATGCTAAAATCGCAGGGACGGTTTCCTGACGACGATGGGAAACAAATTCAGATCTATGCGTTTAAGGCATATCAGTTCCGTATCTACGGCGTTGTGGAAGATCATTTTGGCAAACCTTCTTTTGTTGGTACGACGAGTGATCCTAGTAAAAAGTCTAATCAAGCAGACAAAGGGAAGCTGAAGAAAGCTGCTCTTATGTCTGGAAGGGTAAGAAAATGAGGAAAGAGCGGGCATTCTCTGAGACGGACATCATTTTGGAGGAGAACGGACTTATCGATTTCCAATTCGCTCTTATCGATGCGATGAATGAGGCGGGGATGAATAAGTCGCAACTCGCTAAAGCGATGGGAGTTTCGCGTTCGCGAGTTGCACAGCTTTTCTCGTCTGACGCTAATCCCACGATCAAATTGATTTGCAGAGCGATGGCCGCGGTCAATTGGGGCGTTGAGTATTCTCCTTTGAGCCGAAAGCACCGAGAGTCTTCCTGCGATATTGAAGCCCAGGCTGACGCTTGGGTGTACGGGGTCGTCGGCACGGCGACCTCGGAATCTTCGTGGATCACTGCAACGAGAGCTGCATTGAATGATTTTGATTTTTCCCCATCTGAACAAATTACTCGCGAAGCAGCATGACCAAAAAAAATAAATCCCCTCAGGATGGTTTCTTGAATAAAGCAAATGTTTCGGCAGACGATTACAACAAAGTGGTCGATGTTGCTGAAATTGCTTCTGTTTCTATGGTAAACTTGAAATTTGAGGTGAAGCCGTCTTTCTTTTCTAATAAGAAAAGGAATTTGCAGTATGACGGTGATGTATTGCGTATTGACTATGACAAAGAGAGTGGTCATGCCATCGTTCTGTTGGATTTTACTGTCCAGTCCAAAACTGGAAAGACAAAGACTTTGCTTTGTAAAGCAGAGTATATAGTGGCGTATCGAGGGATAAAGGATTGTAAAGCAGATGCGGTGGAGACCTTCTTAAATCGTGTCGGCGTTTTCGCAGCTTATCCTTATTTTAGATCTCTTTTTGCTTCCCTTGATTGGGCCGCGAACACGTCGATGCCTATTTTACCCGTCATGAGGCAGAAATCGCCAACAGTCATCGAATAGCTATTATGTGATCGCTTTTTAAGCGAGACTTGCGTTTTGACCTGTAAGTGTTCGATTGCTGTGATCCACATCATCAGCGTCCCGCAGTTTCCGGCTTTAGCTACGTGGGCGTTGTCATTTTTATATCCGCTCATTTGTACCAGCGCCTTCCATCGTTCCACATGAATGGCCGGTTAAATTCCAGCTGCTTCCTACCCCACAACTCTTCAAACATCCTTTTCACAAGGGTGACGACTTCTTCCCTGTTCTCACAGACGCCACAGGGCAGAGCCTGAAAAGGGCTTCGGGTGCAAACCAGCGCCCATTTCCAAGTTCCCGCGTCGGGGCCGAAATCGCTTCTCAGGATGCGGCAGAAATCGCCCCAGTCCGTATAGGCAATGAAGTCTCCGGGGCGCGTCTGTCCGCCGATGACCGTTCGTTCCCATTTCAACTGCATCATTTGTCCGGTAGCCCATAGCTGATGAAGTTGCCCGCTCTGTTGCCGCATTTGCTGCAAACCAGTCGTGGCTCGATCTCTTCGAGCGTAACCCACTCTCCGAAGCGCGCAGCCATAAGCGGAGCGGTCTTTTCCAGATAGTGACGGCAATTGGCACAGCTAAAGCGCACCACGTTTCGCGGGCGTAGTTCTCGCAGCGGCGTTCTCAT